TACGGTTGATAAGACCACTGAAAAGCGGCGCATGATATGTGTTGAACCGACTGCTAATATGTTTTTACAGTTGGGGCTAATGGATCACATGTACGACCTCCTTCGGGCGGTTGGTCTTGATGTAGAGTCGCTCCCAGAGCGACACAAGGAGCTTGCAATGCTTGCTTCAATCGATGGGTGCAAATCCACGATTGATTTCAAGAGTGCTAGCGACTGCGTGTCGTATGAACTACTCCGGTATATTCTGCCGTACTCGTGGTTCTCTATCATTGATCAGCTTCGCTGTTCATCTACCTACCTTGGTGATGAGTATGTTGAGCTGAACATGGTATCTTCTATGGGGAATGCAACAACGTTCCCCTTAGAGACTCTCGTCTTCTGGGCCCTAGGACAAGCGGCATTGATGGATGGTGATACGAATCGTATCCTAGTTAATTCTAGGGATTACAAACGCGTATCAGTGTTCGGAGATGACTGCATTGTCGAGACAACGTCTGCCATGAAATTTATGGATTTGGCGGGGTCAGTAGGTTTTTTCATCAATCAGGAGAAGTCCTTTTTTGATGTTGGACCTGGGTTTAGAGAATCTTGCGGTGGTGACTATTACAGAGGTTACCCCGTACGGCCTTATTGTTTAAAGGCCCCACCTAAGCTTAGTTTGTCTAATCTTGAACCTTGGTTGTATACGATGTGGAACCGACTGACTGTGAAATACATCCAGTATTTCGGGTCGCTCTCGTATGTGTATGACAAGGAGCTTTTTAAGATGTTCGCTGAGCTTTTCCAGAAGTATGAGCTGAAATTACGGTTCGTGCCTCCTGGATATCCCGATGACTCGGGCCTTCAGTCCCTTGACTTTTATCGCATATTGGACTATGGCTTTACGCCTAGTAAAATAATGCGGTCGACTCAGGGTTCCTATAGGTTCAACTATAAACGGTTCGTTTATGCCTCGGATGAAAATCCTTGGTGTGAGGACGTTCGATATTGCATGCAGCTTAAGCTGTTGTCTGCTAACATCGGCGATTTTGGGGTAAACTCTCGGGATGCTACATCGCATCTTGGGAAAGCTCCGAGAGAACTGAAACATAGCTACCGCGATCGTGATAACGGTGGATACGTAGATAGTGTCGGGTACACGAGCCACTGGTTCGTGCCTAATTTGTCCAGAAGACAAAACACGAGTACGCAGCTTGCGCTGCTTAACCGTGCTTTCTCTCGTAAGGTTTCATTAACCTTGCCTGAGTGTCAGACGAGCAAATTCCGCAAAATGCGGCCGGCCCAAAACACTAATCCCTATGTCATCCGGTACACTGGATAATTAGAGATGGTTACCTAAGATTGCAAGT